AAAGTACGCCCACGACTCGTTCGCACTGGCCCGTGCCGTGGAGTAGCTCATCTGGGCGTAATTCCGGGAAAGCTGCTCATACGAGACACCCAACCCGGCAGCGATATACCGCAACAGTGACTGCTCAAACACGGAGTAGCCGTTATCCGTATCCTGAGCCGTCTGCAGGTTCAGTGAGTCACCCGGCATCAGGTGCGGCACTTTTGCGCCTCCCAGACGGACCGGTGCTGCGGCGTAATACGCGGCAATTTCACCAATCCAGCCGGTCAGCCTTTCCCGCTGCTCCTGACTGTTCGCGCCAAGAATAAAATCCAATCGCTGACTGCGTATCCAGCCCACTTTCAATGGTGGCGGCATACATCGCCTTCACAATGGCGCTCTGCAGCTGCGTGTTCTGCAGCGTGTCGAGCATCTTCATCTGCTCCATCACGCTGTAAAACACATTTGCACCGCGGGTCTGCCCGTCCTCCACGGGTTCAAAGACGTGAATGAACGAGGCGCGACCGCCGGGTAACTCACGGGGTATCCATGTCCATTTCTGCGGCATCCAGCCAGGATACCCGTCCTCGCTGACGTAATATCCCAGCGCCGCGCCGCTGTCATTAATCTGCACACCGGCACGGCAGTTCCGGCTGTCGCCGGTATTGTTCGGGTTGCTGATGCGCTTCGGGCTGACCATCCGGAACTGTGTCCGGAACAGTCGCGACGGGCTGGTATCCCGGGTGGCCTGAACGAACAGTTCACCGTTAAAGGCATGCATGGCCACACCTTCCCGAATCATCATGGTAAACGTGCGTTTTCGCCCAACGTCAATGCAACAGCAGTCATCCTCGGCAAATTCTTTCCATGCCGCTTCAACCTCGCGGGAAAAGGCACGGGCTTCTTCCTCCCCGATGCCCAGATAGCGCCAGCTTGGGCGATGACTGAGCCGGAAAAAAGACCCGACAATATGATCCTGATGCAGCTGGATGGCGTTGGCGGCATAGCCGTTATTGCGTACCAGATCGTCTGCGCGGGCATTGCCACGGGTAAAGTTGGGCAGCAGGGCTGCATCCACACTTTCACCCGGTGGGTTCCACGCCCGCAACTGCCCACCAAATCCGCTGCCACCGCCGTGATAACCGGCATATTCACGCAGCGATGTCATGCCGTCCGGCCCCAGAAGGGTGGGAATGGTGGACGTTTTCATACATAAAATCCTGCGGGTCCCCTGCGTCGCAGTGTCATGCCGGTCTGCACTTCCAGCTCAGCAATGTATTTTTTCAGGTCAGACACGGAAGTGGCCGTAAACTCAACCCTTCGTCCGTCTTTCTGTACTGTTGCCACCCGTTTACCTGTCATCAGGTCATGCAGTGCCGCACGGGCAGCGGCAAGTTCTTCCTGTCGCGTCATTCATCCTCTCCGGATAAGGCTCTGGCGTAATCTGCCAGTGTTTTCTTGTTGGTTGCTGCACCATCCTCTTCCTGCAGGCTCGCCAGCAGTGCACTGAGATCCAGTTGCCAGCGGGAAATACTGATGCGCAGCGCCGCCAGCGCATAAACGAAGCAGTCGAGTGCCTCATTGCGTCGCTTTTTGCTGTCCCACAGTATTTTTTTCCTGCCATCCACCCATTTTTCGACCTGCTCTTCAGCAGTCAGCTGCTGCGCTTCGGTCAGATCAAAAATATCCGGGTTATTCGGGAAGTGAACGGCACCGGGAAGCGGTTCATCCCCTTCCGGCGTCAGTGTGAAGCGGTTATAAATTTGCTCTTTCGCGGTATCCGTACCGATTTCGGTAAGGTAAACCCCGTTTTTGTTTCGCTTACGTGGCATGCTGGCCACTGGCTTTCCGTAGACGGATGCCCCTTTAATGGGGATCACCCGGAACAGCCCATGCTTTTTCGAGCGTTCATACACAATGGTCGGGTCAATCCCGCCAGTATCCCAGCAGATACGGGATACCGACATTTCTGCACCATTCCGGCGGGTATAGGTTTTATTGATGGCCTCATCCACACGCAGCAGCGTCTGTTCATCGTCGTGGCGGCCCATAATAATCTGCCGGTCAATCAGCCAGCTTTCCTCACCCGGCCCCATCCCCATACGCGCATTTCGTAGCGGTCCAGCTGGGAGTCGATACCGGCGGTCAGGTAAGCCACACGGTCAGGAACGGGCGCTGAATAATGCTCTTTCCGCTCCGCCATCACCTCAGCATCCGGACGTTCGCCAATTTTCGCCTCCCATGTCTCACCGAGCGTGGTGTTCACGAAGGTTTTACGTTTTCCCGTATCCCCTTTCGTCTTCATCCAGTCTTTGACAATCTGCACCCAGGTGGTGAACGGGCTGTACGCCGTCCAGATGTGAAAGGTCACACTGTCCGGCGGCTCAATCTCTTCACCGGATGACGAAAACCAGAGAATGCCATCACGGGTCCAGATCCCGGTCTTTTCGCAGATATAACGGGCATCAGTAAAGTCCAGCTCCTGCTGGCGGATGACGCAGGCATTATGCTCGCAGAGATAAAACACGCTGGAGGGGTCATCCGGCGTCCATTTGAGGCCAAACGGCGTCTCTTTGTCGCCAAATTTAAGATACTGCTCCTCCCCGCAGTGCGGGCAGGCAACATGAAAACGCATAAAATGCGGGGATTCACTGGCTGCACGCTCAATCTGGCAGGTGCCTCTCACTTTGGGCGTGGAGCCACGGATGGACTTTGGCCAGACCGAGCCTTCAATACGTTTGTCGCCAAGGAACGTCGGAGAGCCTTCCTGTTCAATATCCTCATCAAAGGCAGCAAGTTCATCATAACCCGCCACATCCACCGACTTTTCACGGTAGTTTTTTGCCGCTTTACCGCCCAGGCACCAGAAGCCACGACCATTGGTGAAACGCTTCATGGTGAGCGTATTATCCCGGTGCTTTTTGCCATACCACGGGGCCAGCGCCAGCAGCGACGGAATATCGCGGATGGTCGGCTCAACGTGGGTTTTCATGAAGTTCTCGGCATCACCATCCGTCGGCAACCAGATAAGTGTGTTACGTTGCTTATGCTCTATGAAGTAGGCATAAACACCCAGCAGCATTTTGGAATAACCAACACGGGCAGACTTCACCACATTCACCTCGCGGATGTAGTCGCTGCCCATCGCATTCATGATGGCCCGCTGAAAGGGCAGTGTTTCCCAGCGCCCTTCCTGGTATGCGGATTCTTTCGGGAGATAGTAATTAGCATCCGCCCATTCAACGGCGGTCTGTGGCTCCGGCCTGAACAGGGCACGAAGCCCGGCGCGGACAAAATGCCGCAGCCTGTCAACCTGACTGTTCGATATATTCACTCAGCAACCCCGGTATCAGTTCATCCAGCGCGGCTGCTTTGTTCATGGCTTTGATGATATCCCGTTTCAGGAAATCAATATGCCGGTTATCCAGCTCAGGAAAACGTCGCTGCACCGACAGAGGAATACCGTCGAGAATACTGGATATTTCCCTTGCTATACGCGACAGCACGAAAGTACAGAATGCGGTTTCCACCACTTCAGCCGATTCTTTGGCATTTTTCAGTTCCTGCGCCGTCGCCTGAGCACGAGTCAGGCGATGGCGCTCAAATTCAAGTGTTCCGGGGTGAAGATCTGCCTCGCTGGCCAGCCGCAGTTCTTCAACCTCCCGGCGCAGCTTTTCGTTCTCAATTTCAGCATCCCTTTCGGCATACCATTTTATGACGGCGGCAGAATCATAAAGCACCTCATTACCCTTACCACCACCCCGCAGAACGGGCATTCCCTGCTCCTGCCAGTTCTGAATGGTACGGATACTCGCGCCGAAAATGTCAGCCAGCTGCTTTTTGTTGACTTCCATTGTTCATTCCACGGACAAAAACAGAGAAAGGAAACGACAGAGGCCAAAAAGCCCGTTTTCAGCACCTGTCGTTTCCTTTCTTTTCAGGGGGTATTTTAAATAAAAACATTAAGTTACGGCGAAGAAGAACGGAAACACCTTAAACCGGAAAATTTTCATAAATAGCGAAAACCCGCGAGGTCGCCGCCCCGTAGCCTGCCGGATCGCCGGAAAGGACCCGCAGGAGTTCTGGTTTATTCTCAATGAATTCAATGTCTGACAGACCTGCGTCGTGCGACCACGGTCGCACAGCAATGAATCAACATCCTGCATGCTAGTGCAGAGGAGTTCCCCGTCAGGCTACGGTCATGGTTAATGCGGGAATACAGCGACGATACAGCGCATGATGTATCAGGCTTGAATACCTTTATCCGTTAAAAGGGATATCAGTTAAGTTATCCCGTGTAGGGTATAAGCCATTATCAAGCCCACCCGTAGATAGGCTTTGTAATGACATCTTCAATTAATCAGCAGTTCAGGCTGTGTCACCTGCAAAATGTATTCATGCTCGACAGCCAGGACACGCTTCTCTCTCTTCCGTTCGTTCATTAACCGACTGCCGATCGTACCTTTCAGCTTTGAGCGTGTTTCTTTGATGGCGTAGCGGTGCTGCATTTCTTCGCCAATTGCCATGCGGCGGCTCAGTTGCTCTGCCATCCAGTTGAATGCTGCGATATAGCTCTCCTTGATTGCCGCAGCAGCTTTCCCGGTGAACCCCATCACAACCATGATCCAGTCATCTTTCGTCAGGCTGTACATCGGGCGAACCTTGCCCTGCTCATCGATATAATCAGCCGACGCAAAATTGCGTTGGCTAAACTCACGCGAGCAATCAGCCTTAACCTGCTCGATTTTCCTGAGAACATCACCGTGTCGCTTGCCGAAGTACTTGGCAATTTTTCTGGATGTGGTAACGACCTCTCCGTTTTTGGCTTGCACCATTTCTCGGAAGTCGAAGGCTGGAATAACTGAATGATTATTCATAGCGTCTTTACCTTTTAGAAAGTGAGCCTGTCTCACAGAAAAGCCGCCCGAGAGAGGTCGCCACCTATAACGGCATTTCTCAGGCTCGCTTACTGAAAGGCTCTCGTTAATATGCGCGTGAGATGCGCGTTTACTGCGGACATAAAAAAGCCCCGCATCGCGAGGCTCATTAAATTGACTTTGTGATTTGCAAAAAAATTATTTCAGGCATTGCGTCCTGATGTACTCCTGAAGCGTTCTCAGTGCTGTTTGGTCACGGATAATTCCGTCCCGGATACCGAGAACGTTTCGTCCAGCAACTGAAGAGAGTTCGACGGTGGCATCATTGCCCATGCCGGAGGAGCTGGAGGTTTTGGCTGAGGCTGGCACAGGGCATTTTCCTTTGACGAGCACCCGACCACCATTATCAAGCTTACGCCGAAGAGCATCATTTTCAGCTTTCGCATTGGCTAACTCCTTCGTGTATTTAGCATCGAGTGCATCAGCAGCACGCTGGCGCTGCTGCATGTCAGTAATGGTGGCGGTCGCCTGCTTCAGCTCTCTGGCGTTTTTGTCGCGCTGGTCTTTGTAGGCGATGGCGTTATCACGGTAATGATTAACAGCCCATGACAGGCAGAGGATGATGCAAATAACCAGAGCGGAGATAATCGCGGTTACCCTGCTCATTGCTGCCCCCACAAACAGACTTCACGCTCAATATCACGACGGGTCATCAGCCCTTTCCATTGCTTACCGCCAGCGTATGTCCAGCGACGTAGCTGGTCACATGCGCCTTTGATATCACCCTGGTTTATTTTGCGAAGAAGCGTCGATGTTCTGAAATTGCCAGCGCCCACGTTGTAAACGAACGAGTAAAGAGCGCCGCGCGTTGTTTCCGGTATATCGACTTTGATGTACGGGTTAATTTGTCTGGCGACCATGGCAAGGTCTTTATTCAGGAGGGCTTTGCATTCTGCTTCGGTATACGTTTTACCGGGAATGATGTCTTTTCCGGTGTGTCCGTGACATACAGTCCATACGCCAACGATATCTTCGTATGGTATGTAGCTGACACCTTCCAGGCCATCGTCACCACTCGGACCAGTGATGAGCACAGACGCTATGGCAATAGCCCCGCCACCAATAGCAGCTGCAACAGCCTTGCGTAATGATGGAGGCATTATTCACCTCTCGCAGCCTTTCTTCTGTCTTCTCTGATTTTGAAGTACAGATTTGTCAGATAAGTCAGGAAGCCCAGAACCAGACTCCCCAGTACACCAATCGCAGCCCACTGTGACGGACTGACCTGATCAAGCCACTGTAAAAACCAGTAGCCAGCACTGCCTGCGGAGGTGCCGTAGGCAATGCTCGTTGAAATTTTGTCCATGGATTTCATAGCCTCACCTCCGCAAATAACGGATGGCGTAGTTTTACACTGAGAAATGAAAGGGATTTGAAAAGAAAAAACCGCAAAAGCGGGCGAAACGATATATACAGTAAGGAAAGCACTCTATCCAACAAACCACCCACAGTTAATCGGAATAAAAGCAGAGTGCTTATGAATGATCGCCTGCCCGAAAGTTAGTATTTCTGCACAACAATTTTGCAAAAAAAAGCGATCATTCATAACTTAAACGTCTTTCAGTCACTCCGGGATTTCCCATCATCGCAGACTGAAAGACTCTAACTGGAGCGGGCAGCGGGAATCGAACCCGCATCATCAGCTTGGAAGGCTGAGGTAATAGCCATTATACGATGCCCGCATATGGTGCCGACTACCGGAATCGAACTGGTGACCTACTGATTACAAGTCAGTTGCTCTACCTACTGAGATAAGTCGGCGCTGGTTCCTCGGGTGTGAATGAGATGCCCGGATACATAATTGACCCTTCCCTCGGAACCAAAGAAATCATACTGATAAATAAACAGAGTTCAATGTCTGCTTATTCATCTGTTGAAAAAACACTCAGAATTACAGAGCGATATTCACACTCACCACGATTCTGACATACCGCCCGATTTTCGAAGCGTGAGGGACACGCAAGCAGTACATGTCCGGTATTTCAGCATCCCCATCAGTTAACATTTAAAGCACATAACAATGTATACGAGCATCCTAATTGATGCTTCTTTTATGGAACGTAGGTATTGCCTTAAGGGTAAACCGGCAAGTGCTGAGTTATTTGAGCAAAGTAAAGTGATGATCTTCACCCAACTACAGACCAAAAAGGGGCGTGAACGCCCCTGTATTTATATGACTTTAACGAAAACACTGACCAAATTTAATCAGCATCCACAACACTAATAATATCTGCGTCCAGAAACAAAAGACGCGCATAAATAAACCGTAGATTCTCAGTTAAACTTCACCTGGGCAAAGCCTGAGCCTGAACTGCAGGTATTAGATATGATTGTTACAGTCATCCCTGTCAGCTGAGCACTTTGTAACAATGGCTGCAAATTCCATCTGTTCGTCCAGTATTCTCTTCCTGACACCTTCACAGTAAAGGTATCATCCTCATTATACTTGGAAAACTCAATTTTTCCTACAGCACAATCCGCCGCCATGGAATTAGCAGAAAAGAGACCGAATAAAACTGCAATAATCATCTTCTTCATATTCACCCCCTGTTATTGGTTTGGTTCAGTAAGATCCTGAGGCTTGCGATTTAATAAAGCAGCGATTGTATTCGCTTCCCACAAAACATTATTTACTTTAATGGCCGCCCTGTCTCCAACAATCTGGCATTCTGTTTTCTGTTTTTGGCTCACGGAACGAACTGAATAACTTCCGGTTGAGTGGCAATTAAGGATGACCGCAACACTTCCGAGAATCGCAGAAAGACTATTAAAAGATATCCTACCGATTCTTACCCCTTCCTCTCCTCTGTACTCTGGAAGAACATTACTTATTCTTCCCCAGTTCAGGGTAAGGTCAACATCCTGAGCCGTCATTGTATAAAGCGGAGATGCCTCAGACAGCGCCGGTCGGAATCCCCGCTGTATTTGTCTGAATCGCAGAGCTTCTGCTATCACTGTGACAAAACGCAGCATAGCTCTGGATGATGCGCGGGTCATGGAACGTCCTCTGAACTCCATTAAATCCAGATATGAACCAACCAGTGAATGACGCCCAATCTGCATCCCTGTACGTTCCAGATCTGCGATTCGCTGTAATGATGAATAACTGCTGTCCGTCGTCATGGAAACAGTTATCACATCAGGCACTGAAATATGTGAGAAATCGGAGAATCTGTAAAAGATATTCGTTTCAGTATTAATAAAGCCTGCAACATATAAGTTATTCCGTTCCATTATTAAACGGAGGTGGTTAAATCTCTCGCTATATGGATCAAGGCCTCTAACATTCAATGATATATAGTTTCCGCCTAGAACATGATTAATTACTGAAACAGAAACACCACCCTGAGATATATTTCCAAGTGGAGTGGATATTGCCGACCTTATACTATTCAATGAATCAACATAGCTCTTTTGCGAAGAGAAATCCACAGTAAACTCATCTGCATAAGATGCTGAAGACAAGCAAACACAAAAAACAACACCAGCTTTAATAATATATGTCGCATATATTAACACTCCATCAGTCTGAACCGGCAGCGCCAGGAATAATACCTCGCAAGAAGTCCGGAATGTTTTTAGCAGAAATTTATTACAAACAAATCCCCTCACAGGAAATGACTGCACAATGTATTACTTCCCTGTTTATCAGGAACAGAAAGCAGATAATGATGCACTATAGCTTCCGGAAAATAGTATCAATTATTTAAGATTACGGGTATATGGTTTATATTTTTATAGAATAGAGAATCTCTCACATATAAAGAACACCATAAACTTTACTTCAGCCACAGCCTGGTCAAGAGGAGCGTCCATTGACTATGCCCCCCCTGGCACCACGACCGGTTTACGGACATAAAAAAACCGCCCGGCGGCGTGTTTAAGCTGTGTGGCGAAGTTACCCATCTTTACCAAGTATTCGGTAATAAAATAACTTGTGGTGTTCTCATTTTTATGCCGATAAAATAAACGGTCCACTTTCAAATGGAGCGATTCATGATTTTTCTCAGAACTGAAAACGGCATCGAGAAACTTGAAAACTGGGAGGAAATTATATCCAGACCAAACTTTGTCACCACTATAGACAAAGGAGTTCAACAACTTGAGGAGATAATTGGTTACTACAAATTTAAAGAAGAAATCCACTGTGGTCTAACTGGTTGCAACCAACCACATCAAATGGGTTATATTGTAAAAACATCTAGTGGCATTGAAACCAACATCGGAAATAAATGTGGTAAAAACGAATTTGGTGTGGAATTTGGTGAAAACGTTCTTAGTTTCAATAAATTTATGCAACTCGAAACCAATCGGGAAATTATTAGCACCGCAAAAAGTAAATGTGAAGAGTGGCAAAAAATATTGAAACGATACGAAATATCAAACCCACAATAGATTATCTATCTTCTACCATCGAAAATAGTAAAAATTCCAATTACTCCGGAAGACTTGGTGCTACAGAAATTCGTTTTTTGACCAAGAGCCAGACAGGCCTTGTAACCCTTTCTGAAGTGGAAACTGATAAGAATACCAAAACAATTCTGTTCGCAATGAATGAACACATGCGCGAGTCTGGAGAGGCAATAAGTGAATTCTACATAGGAAAAGTATCATTTAGTCATGTTCTTTTACCAGAAAACAATCTTCGTGATTTTTTTGTTGCGCTCAAAGAAGATCTAAAAAAAATTCAGTGTATTGATCTACAAACAGCCCCAAGCCCAGAAATTTCTAATGTTGCCCAAATTGCCAGTTCAATCGAAGAACGAATCAAGCGATTAAAAAAACTGAAACATGAAGCCAGTAAATTCCTAACTAAAAAAAATCTGCGTCCCATCGCAAACAAAATAAAATACTCATCGACAGCGGATGAACTTGAATTCCATAATTTCGAACGCTTTTTAAACGGGCTGAAATGATAAAAGCCCCGAAAGGGGCTTCTATCAAAATCATTTACGCATTATTCCGCATGCTTAAAAGAATACATGACAGATTCGGACAAAATCAAGTGCAATGTCGCAAAAACCCTAAGCTTAGTTCACATCATCACCAAAACTTGTCACATTCTGAAAAGCAATATCGGCCTTACGCTCTTCCTGGTGGCAAATGTCAACCAGAGAATCAAGAAACGGCTTCCAATTACGCGTCCATGTCCTGACATGTAGCTCGGGTATCCGCTTCAGTACAACTTTATATACTGTGGTAGACGGTACCGTGGAAAATCCATTTCCGCTGCAACGTTCGCAGATTTTAAACACTGGCACACCACGCTCGCTTGTGGCTTTGCGGTCCAGTACCTCTCCCTTTCCACCACAACGACACCTGGCACTTATCACTCCCTTCCCTCTACATACATCGCAAACGACTAGTACAACTTCCGTTACCTCTGTCCATTTCTCCCAATCTGACGGTCGAACAGCACGGGAGCGACTGGCCCAATATGGTGCTTTACCCCATGGGTATGAAACCTTACGAATGACCTGCTTACGGGGTGTTAGTCCGGTACCACTGCAACTATGGCATGTTACGCTGGTGGCCGCCGATCGGGAATACTCAGCAAAAGCAAACTGCGCCAGTACCAGCATACACCAGCCAAATTCACCACCAGCTGCTTTACGCACATTCTTCGGTGCAATTTCCATCGCGTGACGCGCCAGCGCCTGGACTGCCATCTGCTCATCAGTCTTGCTGATACCGGCCTTCCCGAAGAAGGCCGCCAGGCCAAACCGCTCACGATTGCTGGTGGTACCAATAGCCGCCATAACATCGGTGCCTGTAAGACGTTCCGGAGAGGTTTCTTTCACATCGTCGCCGATATACATTCCCTGAGGACTGAAGTATTTTAGCGATGCCTCAAGCTTCATTATTCACACTCCCCAACCAGATTAAGAATAACCGTCGCGCCATTGTCTTTCATATATTCGCCCTTTCCGCTTGCCAAAAACCAACGACACACCTCCACGGCTTCAGCCCGTGTCACCGGTTTGATGGTCATCAGCAATTTTTCAAGGTAGCGCTCGCGGTCATATACCGATTCGTGATGCTCAGAGTAACCATACTCATCGCCCTGTTCTTTAGACGCAGTGTGGCGAACACTGTAGAGCCAGTCCCAGTAAACAAACTCACGAACTACGTCTGACAATGTATGAGGCTCTGGCAGTACATCACGATAGCCATCAACATATGCACGACGCTGATCATCAATTTCATTCATACGGATGCCATCAATTCTGCCCGCTGTCTTCTCGGCTGCAGTCCAGCCCCAGAGATGATCGTCGATAAATTTCTGGGAAGACTTGATCACTCGCTCGGCTTCCACATCTTCGAGTGCTGCTTCATAGCTACCAAACGTAGCCCTGACTGATGTTGCTTTTTTGATATTCTCCCGGGCGATCCTGATTGCCTGTGCCGGGTTATCCATGCCGATGGTACCGAAAGCAATCTGGAAAGGATCACCACCATTCGCCAGCAGATAACGCGAATAGCGTTCCTGGGCCTCTTTTGGGGAAATTTTAATTTTCACCAGCGCAGCCTCAGCAGCATCCAGATGTGCGGGTTCGTTCAGACGGATAACCTCCAGCACCCAAAGATAAGCATCAGTCTGCTTATGCCCGGTGATTCTCCGTTGCTCTGGCAGGGGCTTGATGTTTGCGAGGGCGGAACTGTACGCTGCCGTCGGGATGGTGAATAGTGCTTTATGTTCGTTGTTATCAGTACGCATTACGCAACCGCCTTTTTCTTATGGAAAACCAGCTCTCGAACCTGATCACCGTTCATGAGCATATTGTTGAAATCATCGTGATCCGGCCAGTACACGCTCACGCGCTGCAGGTCATTCTTTGCCATCAGATTGGCATGAGCACATTCGCAAGCCGCAGCCAGCCCGGTGGCGCTGTTCTCGTCACGGTCGGCAAAAATAATCAGGTGCAGAACACCAGCTGGTACGCGGAACTTTTTCATAAAGCCGCTGTTAATGGTTGCCCAGGTGTTCACGTTATAAATCTGGTGCGCTGACAGCGCTGTTTCGATGCCTTCGGCGATACCCAGAGTGCTAGCAACAGGAAACATGCGGATAGCTACAGAACGAGCGTGATCCAAATAGTTATCTTCCTGCAGGGATTTGAGGCGCTTTGCACTGCTACCGATATCTGCTTTTTTATCACCATCAAGCAGAGTCTGGTGCAGATAGCACAACTCCCCTTTATCGTCCGTAGCAAGTGAATAAAGAGACTGGAACACACTCCCGTTGTGTCTCTGCCTGGCATTGAACCGGATCGCCTCAGCAGGAAGACTGAATATTCCACGAGAATTAAGATACGATGCGCCGGATGTACCACGCAGTGCCTCCAGTTTTGAAAACTTGCTCAATACCCGTTTGCGTAAGCTGGTGGCGCTGCTGGTTACCGGGATTTTAACCCGTTGGTAATCATTACCGATCAGGCGGTCTATTTCGGTACAAATCTCGTTAAATGGCTTCGCCTGTGTCAGGGTGACAAGTTTCATACCATCGCCACTACCACATACACAGATCCACGTTCCTGCACCGTCGCGGTCATCAATTCGGAACTTGCCACGTGCACCGCATACCGGGCATTCACCCTTGAAGTGATTTTTTCCTGTTATCGGCGGCAAGCCGAAGTGCTCTAATATTTCAGGCCAGCGGCCTTTCGCTGCAGCTGCTGTTTTCATCTTACTGACTCAAACTGTTTATATTTTTCTGGAGTTGTTGCTTTGCTTGCATGATGCGCCAAGCCTCAGTGCCTATTGGCATCTCGCTTCGCTCACCTCGTTCCTGAGACAGAGGAATTGTTGCCTGCAATTTTTCTATAGTTCTCTGCGTCCGCTGACGGCCTTTGGCAAACCGAATCAGCTTGTGTTTGATGTAGTTACTTACTTCTGGGCTTATTTCCATCGGGAAACTGCTCAACCCATCAGGCCATTCACCGAATTTCTCCCTGAAAGTGTGAGCACACCATCCATCACTGACTGGACGCCCCAGCGAAGCACGCTGGCGCTGATAAAATTTGATCTGACTCCACCAGGACTGTTTCTCTGCCTTCGTCGACTGATGCTGATTTTTACCCAGCTTATTAAGTTTGCGGCTAGTGTCAGTATCAACATCTTCACCTCGCAGCGGCTTGTGTCCACATTTAGGGCAAACATAGACGCCAGCTGGCTTCATGTAGTGGCATTGAGGGCATTCATGTGGCAGTTTTTCGGCCCGTTCCTCAACTGCGCGGCGCGCGCTTTCCTCCATGCCGTCAGACTTACCGGGAAGATCGTCGTACTCGATTGAATCCGGATAACCCAAACGGTGCACGGTGCCGCTGTGATCGAAGATAAGGCAGGACTCTTTACCCGGTGCGGTGCGCAGCCCACGCCCGAGTGCCTGCAACCAGCGAATTTCGCTTTTTGTTGGCCTGGCGTAGATGATGCAACGAACGTCACTATCAAAGCCGGCCACCAGAACGCCCACACTAACGATGATTTTCGTTGCACCAGTTTCAAAGCGGTGAATGATGGTCTGGCGCTCATCTACCGGAGTGTCTGCGGTCATTACCTCAGCGTTAACACCTGCGAGGTTAAACTGGATTGTCAGGTAATTGGCGTGGGCTACGTTGACGCAGAAAGCGATGGTAGGTAGATCCCGACCATTCTCCAGCCAGTTCTGTACGATGTCGCCCACCAGCGTAGAGCCGCACATGATTTCAGCCAGCTGTGTTTCGTTGTAATCGCGGCCGTACTCAAGCGAAGATGTGGTTTTAACACCTTTCAGATCCGGCTTAGTTGGCGCGTAAAATTCGTATTTACTCAGATCGCCACGCTGGATTAACTCGCCGATGGTGGTCGGCTTAATCAGTCGGTCATAGTATTTGCCCAGGAACGGGGAAAACGGAGTACCCGACAGGCCAATCACCTTTACGCCTTTACCGCGCAGACGTTCGATATCCTTCAGGATGCGTTTTTTACGCAGGTGTGCTTCGTCGATAATCAGCAGATCAATATTTTCAGGAAAAACACGACGAATAAGCGTGTCGGCGCTGGCAATCTGAATTTTCCGGTCCGGATCGTAGTTCGGGTGGTCCGCCCAGATATAACCGATTTCATCCCCCGGTAATCCATACTCCACGAACCGATTAGCCGTCTGACCGATCAGGATGGTGTACGGTGCACAGAACAGGACGCGCATACCACGGCTGACAAACCCGGCAACGATGAAGGCGGCCAAACCCGTTTTACCGCTACCGGTTGGCGAGTACACCATGAAGGTGTCGTTTGCCTTCCAGTCACGGCGCAACATGTTTAACGCTCGTTCCTGTGCAAAATTCGGCGTGATTGTCAGCTGCATTGTGCTGTCCCCGCAGTGATGAGATAATAATTTTGTGATGTGGTTTTCATGGATTCCTCCTCACATGGCTGGTGGTCTCCCCAAAGGCTGCCAGCCCCTTTCCGAATCAACTCACTTAAATTTCGTCGCACGAATAACGTCAATTCCGTTCTCGCTATATCGAAGAGGGTGCTTACCATCCCTGAGCAGGACAAAGCCTGACATCCCCTCAGGTAGCTGAGCCAGCTTCATCAACGAACGGTTGCGGGGAGACTTCTTATCGACCTCAATGGCACACTGCTGGCCGTCTGATGATGTAACCAGGCAATCAATAAACCCTTTACGACCACCGCTAATGCTGATGCTGAAATTGCGTTGCAGGTGGTATCCCTGAGACTTGATTTTTTTCTGCATCACATAATCGAAAACGACTTTGTCATCGGAGCGAATGAATTGCTCTTCCAGGAGAGCGATTAAATTTTGCTTCAGGTCTTCACTCATACTTTTTATCCATCTTGTACTAGCTTTATGGTACGGCCGTTTTTTCAGGGGTATCCCCCTTTAGATCGAGATCTACCTAACCTATGTACCCGTCTGTTGGAAAAGCCTGTTCCAGTGCTTCGCACTAACACACGAGCACTCCTCCCCCTCCCCTCCTCTCACTGAATTTTGCATGTACTCCTTAGCTAGTACACAAATGCAATGAGATTTGGGATTCAGCCACCGGACACCTTTAAGCCCGGTACCAATCAGGAGCGCGATTGCGTTCCTGCCAGGGGCGGCTGAGTTGTATACCCCTGTAAAGCTCTGCCCTGATTTCTCACAAACAAGCGGAGCCTTGTGTTTGCTTCGTGCCTTGCTCTGTTCTCCTTGCGGAATGAAACAGGCTCAGCGTCAAAAGTGATTTCGTATACCTCCGCATATTTCAGGGCGACCTTCCGTCTCAGTGACGGAGGCAGCCCCTGTAACTGCTGCTGAATCCACTCTGTGTCTACTTGGCTATAAAATGCTGGCATTTCAACCCTGACTAAATCCTGTTGCATGGCTTACTCTTCCCGCTTCGTTATGAGGTTATAAACTCAGCTGATCGGGTCGTACCAGATGCTGCATGACAGCAGCTTCTGGAAGTAGCGCTCTGGCATTACGGTTGACTGCTGTGACATGTCACACCTCACTATTTGTTTTCCGTAATGGAGAAAAAATAAGGCTCTCTTTAGATAATTTGAGGGTTGGTGACACTTTAGATACCGCTTCCTCAATTCTTTCAGCCATTGCAACTGAGGGGCGCCTAAAACCCAGAGCCATTTGATTCAGGTATGCAACGCTAGTCCCAGAAAACTGTGCTAGCCTCCTCCATTCATCCGCGCTCATGACACCTCTGATTGAGAGCAATCCACTGGACATAAAAACCCCGTACTGTATTGGTTATTAGCAACGTGCTAACATTAACACATGAGATCACAATACAGCAATACGCTATAAAGCATTTAGCTAACAATGAGGCAAGCATGGAAATCAAAGATATTCGCTTAAAAAATCTACAGACAGTAATCCAACGCAGCGGCTTAACCCAGACAGATCTGGCGTTAAAATGTGAGTTATCACCATCACTTATAAGCCAAATAATGACTAAGCGCAGGAATATGGGAACTGCTCTCGCTAGAAAACTCGAGGGGCGACTGAGCCTATCGGAAGGATGGTTTGACATCCCCCACTCATTGCTGGATTCCCCATGGCATCTGGCTAAAATGAGGGAAAAGACTGGTGAGACAACTATTGATGAACAGCAACTAACTAAAAGAGAGACTCGACTTATTGAGTTATTCAGACAAATGCCTGAAAGTGAAAAAGACAGGATAATTAGTGAGTTATCTGAAAAGAAGCGTAATTTTGACAAACTACTTGATGAGCTAATGGCTGTTAAAGCATCAAGAATGCCGATCGACAAAAACGAAAATGAATAATAAATACAACGCACTATAAAAAAATGGCAAAATATTAGCATTTTGCTATTGTCAAAAATAACGCATAGCGCTACATTCACCTCACCGAGTAAAAACAAGTGAGGTGAATGTAATGTTAAATGATAAACATGGCTCTTATTCCGTAAACTCTCTGTTGATTTGTGCTCAAGCGGCACTATTAGGTGGTACCGCTTCAAACCATGACGTCATCAATATCTTAGATGTTGCACAAGACATCATCTCATCAACTATGAATTCCCTTGCAGGTAGTAGTGCTCCCGGCGCTAATGTTGATTTATTTGCCAAATCAGCGCGTTCGCGCAAACAAAATTTAGCTATTAACTCACAGAATCGGATTCGCACCCAACGCGAAGCCTGCGGCTTAACAACCGCCGAACTCGCCAGGCTGCTCGATCTCGATGAAGAAATTATCATCCAGTGGGAAAGCGGAGAGTACGAACCAACCATCAGCATGCTTATCCCTCTGGCTAATGTTCTTGGCTGTGATCCAATGTTGTTATTGACTGATGCTTATAAACAAAATCAGGAGGAAGCATAAGATGAAAATGTTCAAAGGCCTTACCAACGAACCGGAGACAGCTTTTCATCACATTGCCGTACTGCTTGAAGCGGGGTTAATCATTTCGGCTTCCGGTGATGAAGAATGTGATGAACTTTCGGATGATATCTTTTTACTGGCACAACAATACGCCAGAAGCGCATGCGATGCATTTAAGGAGCAAAGAACATGAAAACTCCATTAAATATTCTTGAGGAAGTGGCAGCACAAATAAAAGAGAATACATCAATGCTTGAGTTTATATTTAAGAATTCGCCCGACTCAGGAGAGGTAGACGATTATTTATGCTGCCTCATTCGCTCCATGAATAAGACCTGTGAAATGGCTTACGAGTATATAGAAACACTACGCAACGAATAAAGAACACTCAGTAAAAAATCACACATAAAAACATGACGGCCTCTGGTCGTGGATTTCCACAACCAGAAAATAATGGTGATGCATGAAAAATAGAAACGCTTATAAAACCGCATTATTAATGGCTAATGCAGGATACTGGTCAGTTGCAATACTGTTTCTCAGAAAAGCATACGGGAAATAACAAATGGCATGTACAACCATTTATAAAGATCGTCGCCGCATGGTAACAGCGGCACTCCGGCGGATGCAACGTAAAACAGGTAGTAATCTGCTCGTCGTTGACCTCCCGGACGGAGAAATAACAACGATAGAAATAACTGAACAGTTCATGAACCAGTTGTTATTACGATTTGAGGGTCTTACCCGTGTTGAATATGGACGGACGGAAGGAGAAGCAACAATCCGTACCGCATACCAGAATGCCATCGGTATTAATCAACACACGGAATATCTCACTGAATCAGGGAAACTGATAGTGGACGGCCTTTTAAAAGAGGTTGTTGACTACGTAAAAGAGAAATATATCAGTGGAGGAATTAACTGATGTCTGATTTATCCCCTCTTATACACGAAAAAATACAGCTCATTATGACGATTGAAAATGGTCAGGTAATAAATACCCGTAAAGTTCACAATAACGAGATGATTGCCAGCATGGATACCTTCTTATGGATAGCAAAGAAAGCGGGATATCAGGTAATCGCTCCTGATCTGGAGGAAATCGGTGACATTAACAGCAATACGAATTCCTGAGTGGGTGCACCTGCAGGCGGTCCGTGTTCTCCGCCAGTTCAGAGCCAGACGAATTCATCCCTGTCGTATGCACGGCTCCGGAAACCTGAGTCTGAGGGTTAATCGCCGCTGGCGGCTGCTGTCCCGAGACGGCGGCCAGAACTGGGAAGTAATGAGCCATGAACGATACAGCAAAGTTAAGGACCGGAAATGAACAATAAACCTTCAAACCAAAAGGAGAGTATTGATGATTAATTCAACCATTACCCCTGAACCTACATTAACAGGCATCCGTTTTGGTAATCGAATTATTGGTTATTCAACTGCGGTTCGCCAGATCGACAACGGTAACTATGACAAACGAATTCCGGACGGGCTCGATCTGATAGCTTGCATTATGGAAGGGATTGAAAGCGGCTGGTTTATGCCGTGTATTGAAAAACAAATCATCCTATGGCGCTGGCTTGTTGTCGCCGTGTTCATTGCTGAGGAGCAGGAGAAGAACGGGACTGTCGATGTTCAGAATGACAAGGGCGGCGTAGATACAGCCGTTGTATACACGGGAAAACCCGGTTCAATCAGCATTTATCCGTGGTCTGAGCGCTTTGCGCTCGCTAACCATATCGAGGCGGGCGCAATTGAAAAATACGGGCCTGACGTTGGTCAGCAGATGGCGCTGCGTATGTATCAGGACATGGTTGTAACTGACGAGAAATGCGGATTCAGGCTGTCAGCGATGGGCCGGGAGGGACTCAACATACTACATGACAGCTTCATTGAACTGATTCAGAAAGACGGTATGCCAGACATGCCGGTTATGCACTGAGGTGGACGAAAATGAACATAGTAACGATCAATAACAAACAGCTTCCGGCAGTCGAATATCGCGGTCAGCGTGTTGTGACGCTGGCGATGATTGATGAAGTCCACCAGCGACCGGAAGGAACCGCGCGTGCAGCATTCAACCGAAACCGTGAGTATTTCATCAGCGGTGTGGATTATGCCGAATTAGGTGCGGACGTAATACGTACGGACCTCCCGGAAGGAACATTCTCTAAATTTGCACCATCAGGGATTGTACTTTTTGAAACAGGTTACCTGATGTTGACGAAGCCATTCAATGACGCCCTTGCCTGGCAGGTTCAGCGCGAACTAGTTAACAGCTACTTCCGCACTCGCACACCGCTAACGGAAATCGAGATGATCTCTGCGATAGCCGCCGACGCTGTTCGTCAACAGAAGCGCCTGAATCATGTGGAAGAACAGCTCGAAACAGTCACAGAAGCGGTGGAAACCATCAAACGCGGAAATATGCGCGCCGGATATGTCGGTTATCGCCAGGTGGTCGCCAAAAGCGGAATGACTGATGCTAAGTGCCGCAATCTGGTCAATGCCTACAGCATCCCAACCGATACGCACGAATTTATGACGCCAGATGGTCTTCTTTCGCGCCGGGCTATCGTGGAGCTTGAGCCGTTCATGAAAGCATTTCATCAGATGATGTCAGAGGCAGAGCCACGCGGTACCCGCTGGTATCACCCGAAAATGGGGCTGTTTCAGGTGATTGGTTGGGAGGGTAAATAATGCCACTCATTACACAAAATTTCCGCCTCAATGCGCTGGCAAATCAGTATGCGGCTGCACTGCACAACCACATATCCGCCACCAACGGAGATCATTTCATGATTAATGTCAATGGGCAATCCATACGAGTAAACATCATCGGTGGGGTTAAAGGTATCAGGGATTTAATCGATGGTTATGCTCTGAAGGCTATCAAAGAAAATTACCCCCAATGGGAAGCCGTTGGTATTCAGCTGTTAAGCAAATGCGTTCGTGGAAACGAGCTGACGCAAAACGGCAAAGAAATCTGGCAGAGCATGGTTAACGACATGAGCGATACCGTTATGGGGAACATGTAAATGAAAATCCAATACCAGGACTATGGCGCCGTAGCGAACATCGTGATCACCAGTTCCCGCCTGACATTGCAAAAGTATAACCGCGTTGTTGATGCGGTGCTGTTTAATGTACAGGGAATCCATGAAAACCGCAGCGGCTTTTTCTGGGTTAAGTCATCGTTGTCAGGAAAAACACTCGACATCCTGCGCGCCTACAAAATCGTACAGCGGGAGGCAAAGTGATGAAGTCATTCCTCCTGTCCATGCTGTTTAGTCTGCTGCTGGCGTCCGTCGTTTTCGGTACGCTGATTGAATATAAATTTTTAATGAATTACTGAGGTGCGGGGTGGGCAAGATCAAAAACCCAGTTGTACTTATCCATAAGCGAGAAAATAGTGACTCCTACGCCGTTGCAATCACCTGCGGTAGCCAGAACTATCACGACGCCGTTCTGATGGCGTCGATGGAACTGGATATGAGTGACGATGATGTCGATACCTGGAGTAAAACAGGCTATTACATGGCTGAAGAAATCGAGCGACTGAAACAAGCACTTTCCGCTGCGGAAAATAATCTGATTGATTCCGAATGCCTCGTAGCTGAATTAAGCAAAGCAAAGGATCACGCATATGGGCTGGTCGACACATACGACTGGCAACGTCAGCGTCTCCACGCAGCCGCTGAGAAAGTCATCAAATGGTGCAGACAAGAAGCTGAACACCGTACCGGCGATCCAGAGAAAGCAGAAAACTATGCGTGCGTTAAAGAACTACGCGACGCATTAAATTTTTGCAAAAGTTCTGGAGACATCAAGAAGAAAGGCCTGACCATCACCCTGCCCGATACCACATCAAAGGCATTCTGGAGCGGTACCGGAAAAAGCGCAAAATTCCATCTGGAAACCTATAAACGCTGGGTGAAAGAAGCTATCAAACGGGATTGTGTTATTGCCGGGATCGGCGTGGAGGTGAAATGATGAATTGGCCTGAAGCATTCACCGCTGTAGGAGTTGCAATAGCGGTGGCATTTATTCTGTATTCGCTTTTCCGCTGGGGATAAAGGAATGTTCGCTCTGATTCAACGTGGTCAGATATACACCGATAGTGCTGGCTACCCGATAAAAATTATTCGCTGCATAAACAACACTGTGTTGTACAGAAGAATGGATGGGAGAACACTGTCGGTAAAAATAAACGATTTTAATGAACTGTTTGAACGAATCAATCACCAGGAATACCGACAAATTCTGGCAGAAACAGAGCAGGAAGCTCATCTGAAAAAATTACGGGCCATGAAAAGGAAGTAAAGAATGAATAAAACGTTTGAGCTATGGGTACGCCAGCGTTACGGCAATCGCTATGACCTGACGCGAGATGTTGACGGTTTCTACTGTCGTGAAATTGTGAAACGAATGTTTGAAGTGTGGTGCCACTGCCGTGGGCTGAGTGTTGTGTGAGGTAATGCATGGGCAATGTGATTCAACTGGCTCCCAATGAATGGGTTTGTGAAAGCGTTCTTATCGCAATTACCGGGCTCAAACCAGGCACAATTCTCCGAGCCAGGAAAGAATGCTGGATGGTAGGAAGAGAGTATATTCACGTATCACCAGACGGTAATCCAAAGCCATCCAGCGAATGTATGTATAACAGAAAAGCAATAGATGCCTGGGTCGCTTCAATGAAAAACAAACAACCTAGGTGATTTAATGCCATGAAGTATGTAAGCTCGTATCGCTCTTGGGCGTCTGGAGGTATCAATGGATAAAGTCAAATATCCAACAGGCGTCGAAAACCACGGTGGCACATTGCGCATCTGGTTTAATTTTAAAGGTAAACGTGTCAGGGAAAATCTTGGTGTCCCTGACACAGCCAAGAACAGGAAGATCGCCGGGGAACTGCGGACATCGGTATGTTTTGCCATTCGTACAGGAAACTTTGATTACGCTGCGCAGTTCCCTGACTCTCCTAACCTCAAGGCTTTTGGGGTAAATAAAAAAGAAATTACGGTGAAAGAGCTTGAAGAAAAGTGGCTGGATCTGAAACGCATGGAAATCTCTGCAAATGCATTCAATCGCTATGAATCCGTTGCAAGAACGATGGTTCCAAAAATTGGAGGTAGCAGACTGGTGTCAACAGTGACCAAAGAGGAATTGCTGTATATCAGGAAAGATTTGCTGACCGGATATCAGAATTCAACGAAAGACAAAGCACCAGCAAGAGGACGGAGCGTCGTTACTGTAAATTATTATATGACGACAATCGCTGGAATGTTTCAGTTTGCTGCAGATCACGGTTACTTAGAAGCAAATCCCTTCCAGGGAATTAAGCCTCTTAAAAGAGCCAGGGCAGAGCCAGATCCGCTAACTCGTGACGAATTTATTCGCCTGATAGATGCTTGCCGACATCAGCAGACGAAAAACCTGTGGTCATTGGCTGTGTACACAGGAATGCGTCACGGTGAACTGGTCTCCCTGGCCTGGGAAGATATCGATCTGAAAGCAGGAACTATTACTATCAGGCGCAATTATACGAAACTCGGTGAGTTCACTCTACCTAAAACTGAAGCAAGTACAAACAGGGTTGTGCATCTTATCCAGCCCGCTATCAGTGTCCTGAAAAATCAGGCTGAAATGACAAGACTGGGTAAGCAGCACCACATCAAGGTTCAACTACGTGAATATGGGCGTTCAGTGAATCATGAATGTACTTTCGTATTTAACCCCCAGGTGGTTAGAAAAAGCAAACAGGTAGGTTTTATCTACAAGGTAGATTCCATTGGCGACTCATGGGAAACAGCCATTAAACGTGCAGGCATCAGGCATCGAAAGGCATACCAGTCACGACACACTTATGCGTGCTGGTCATTATCTGCCGGAGCAAATCCAAGCTTCATTGCCAGCCAGATGGGCCATGCAAGTGCCCAGATGGTGTTCAATGTATACGGAGCATGGATGACTGACAGTAATGCAGAACAGATCGCAATGCTGAATCAGAAGCTGGCAGATTATGTCCCAATGATGTCCCATGGTCACCAAAGTGACACAAGAGACTTATTAAAATCAGTGAGTTAG